CCACAATACAGCCCTAAAATACATTCAAGTGTATGAGGGCAACACCTCAAACGGTAACGCAGGTAGCCAATCAAACGGTGATGGGTTTTATCTCAAGAGGCGCACCTATAAAACAATCATGGCGGTAGCCCGCCCAAAGGAGTAAAAATGAACGCAAAAGTTAAAGCAATACTAGAGTCCTATGTACGCGCTTTTGTTGTAGCGCTAGGCGTTGCATACAGTGATGGATTTACAGGAGTAGAAGAACTTCTTATTGCTGGTTTAATTGCTACGGCTGGCCCTGCAATCCGCGCAATCAATCCAAAAGATCCTGCGTTTGGCGTAGTTGCAGATGTAGTAACCGCAGAACTAGACAAGTTGGCGAAGGCAAGCAAGAAGCCCGCGGCCAGAAAGAAAACGAAGTAAGTAAACTGCCCCGCTAACGCGGGGCTTTTTACTTTGCGGTACGCTTCTCGTAGGAGGTAAGGCAATGGCATTAAATAACGCATTTCAAGAAATAATTAACAAGCGCACAGCCAGTCGTTTTGCAGGGGTTTGTGCATACCAAACAATGTATGACTCACTCAGTGAAGCAGATAAAAAGACATTAGATGACGCATGGGAAAAAAATTACCCTGTTAATTTAATCGTTCAGGCTTTGCGTTCTGAAGGACATAAATGTAGTTCCGACACAATTAGAATTCACAGAAATGGTACTTGCAGGTGTCCAAAGGAGTAAAGGAAGTTCTTGATGATCGCCAAAGTGAATACGGAAGCGCTCGCAAAAACTTTACAGCCATAGGCCGCATGTGGGGTGCGCTTTTAGACATAGAGGACATTGACCCCGCCATTGTTGCGTTGATGTTTGACGCGGCAAAGTCAGTGCGCATCACGGCCAACTTAGAGCATGAAGATAGTTGGATAGACAAAGAAGGCTACACACACCACGGCAAGGAGATCGTGTTTACAAATGAGCCTTGAAAAAAGATTACAGGACATGCCTGAAGGCATTGAGTCACAAGATGTAAAAGAATTACGCCAAGTAATTTTGCGATTACAAAAACAACTTAAGCAATCTAAAGAACGCAGTGAAGATTTAGTAGAAGCAACTCACCGCGGCGCTTATGACGCAATGATTGCATTGGGTGCAGTGCCGCCTGTTTCTGCGCCACAAAAAGATACGCGCAAAATAAATGCTGAAGTTGCTTTAATTCACACAACGGATTGGCAAGGCGCAAAAGTTACAACCAGTTACAACAGCGAAATTATGCGGGATCGCGTGATGCAATTTTCTGAAAAAGTTGTACACCTGACTGATCTGCAACGCCATCATCACCCTGTAAAAGAATGTGTAGTGATGTTTGGCGGTGACATGGTTGAAGGTTTGTTTAACTATCCTGCGCAGTTATGGCAGATAGATGCTTCACTCTTTGGCCAATTCACCACTGTTTCAAGGCTTTGCGTGGATTTTGTGCGCACAATGTTGGCTAACTTTGAAAAGGTCACAGTGATTGCAGAGTGGGGAAATCACGGGCGCATTGGTGGCAAGCGCGCAGAAGTACCTAAATCTGACAATGTGGATCGCATGGTTTATGAAATGAGCCGCCAAATCCTTGCAGGGGAAAAGCGTTTAACCTGGGAGGATTGTCCAGAGGACATTCATGAAGTTGAGCTTGGTAATTACCGCGCCCTGCTTATGCATGGTGATGAATTAGGCCGTTCAGGATTTGCAAGCCCTGCGGCATGGATTGCAGGCGCAAACCGTTGGAAAGCGGGCGCACATGATTACGATTTCCATGACATCTTTCTAGGTCACTATCACCGACATGCACAAGAGCCAATTCAAAAGCACTACAACATTTATTGGACAGGTTCAACAGAGTCAGATAACCGTTATGCCCGTGACTCAATGGCCGCTAGTGGCAGACCGTCACAGCGTTTGCACTTTGTAGATCCAATTAAGGGCAGAACTACAGCCCAGTATCAAGTTTGGTTGGATTGATGGCGCTTGAACCAATCAGAGAAGTATTAAGCGACAATGCAAAAGAGCGCGCAATGGCGGCGTTCTTACAAGAGGCTATGAAATGGGAACTTTTCCCAACCCCTAAATTTTATTTTACTGATTTCCACATCTTGCAACTGTATGACAATGGGCGCAAGAACTACATTGGTGATCTTGAAATTAAATGGTTGAACATACCTAGCAATGTTCCCGCAATTTTCCCGTTCAATAAATTACAACAAATGATGATTGCCCCACCGTACACAGATAGCCCTAACTCATTTCATAGGATCTGTTTTAGATTTACTGATGGTGTTTTGATGTTGCCTGTAAAGGAATTGGCCCGTTTGCACCCTGAAGTACACACGCGGCGCGATACTAATGAAACGGATTTAGTTGTAAAAGTTTCTGTTTCTGATTACACAAAATACTTCAAACCGATTGTTATTGCTGAGCCTTAATCTTCATCATCATCTGAGTAATCAGAGGTGATTAGGCGCATGTCAGAAACATCTACACCCGCTTCAACGGCTTTATCCATTGCGTCTTTAAATGTTGATAGGCAACGCCCAGTTAGATCGCTAACCATGTCGGGATAGGTTGCTTCTGTTCCCAGTTCAACCATAAGACCGCCTAAGCGGATTGAAATTTGTGAATAAGCCATGATTTCCCCCTGGCCCTAAGTATGGCATTTCCGACACGCCAGGAACATAAATTACGGGGTGCTTGTATTTGTCAGCGCCATAGGCTTTAATCCTCCTTACACGGGCTAGTTAGCCCCAAACAGGAAGGTTACAAATGGCAAGTTACAAAGGCCCACTTGATTACATTGATGTGGCAACAAGAATTATTGAGTTCAGAGAAAAGTTTCCGCATGGTTCATTACAGTCATGGAAAGATCCCTATGTAATTGAAGTGAAGATGCCTGACGGATCTATTAAAAGTTACATGGTGTACAGCGCCGCGGCATACCGTTCGCCTGATGACTCATTACCAGGCGTAGGTTGGGCATACGAGCCAATCCCAGGGCCAACCAACTTTACCCGTGACTCTGAATTACAAAACGCTGAGACAGCCGCCTGGGGGCGCGCAATGGTGGCCGCTCTTGCAGTGGACACAAAAAAGGGCATTGCATCATCTGAAGAAGTACGCAACCGCCAAACTAAAACAACTGATGCGCCACAAGCAAAAGCACCTGCGGCAAAACGCGAATACACAGAAGATGAAAAGGCCAGTGCATTTGCTGTTTACACATTGGTAGAAACGCAATCAGATGTGGAAGAACTCAAAGCGGCATGGCAACTCAATGCAGATTTGCTTGATGTTGTAATCAATGGCGTAAGTCTGCGTGATCACATTTTGGCGCGTAAGGCGGCACTCAATGGATAACAGCGTAACGATTGCACACAACGCGCAACGCACATCAATCGCCGCGGCTATAAAAGTTTTGCCTAAAACTGGATCGCTCAAGCGCAAAGTGTATGAATACATTTTGAACCAGGGTTTGCGCGGTGTTACAGATTATGAAATTGAAAAAACATTACAAATAGAGGGCAATACAGTGCGCCCGACACGGATCAGCCTTGTAAAAGATGGTTACATCATTGACACAGGCACAACAAGAAAAAACCACCACAACAATGACTGCATAGTTTGGCGCGCAGTAGAGGAAGGAATGATGCTATGAGTAACAAGGAAAACAAATTTGAACCATCAAACGGATTAAAGGTTGCAGTTCATTTCAACATTATTGCAATCCGCGCAGTAGCCCAGGAGTTAGACATTTTCCCTGAAGTGTTGGCTGAGAAGTTAGACAGAGCGGGATTTATGCTTACCCCTGATCCGTTTAACATCTCGTCAGATGCAGGCAAAGTAATCGTGTTGCAGAACAAGCGCGAGAACTCAAACATCAGTTTGGTTAAAGATAATGATGAGTGAAATTGTTACACCCGCAATGGTGGAACAAAAATTACGCGGGCTCTCTAAAGAAGTTGATGAAGCGCACAAAGCGTTAATTGAAACAGAAACCAGTTATCACACAATCAAAGCAGATTATGAGATAGCAATGGCTAAATCCCGCATGACTTACGCAACCAAATCAGCGCCCACTGGTAAGAACTACACCGTGGGAGAGCGTGAGGACATGGCGCTTATTGAAAATGAAGAATTGCATAAGAGCCTGGCTATTGTACAAGCGCGTGTTTTGGCATCACGGGCCAATACAAATAGATTAAAAACTCAAGTTGAAATTGCTAGATCCGTAGGCACATCAGTGCGTACAAGTATGGATCTAACATGATTACTTTTGCGATTGGTTTAGTTATAGGCGTTTTTATTGGTTATTGGGCTTACCCGTTGTACATGGCAGTTAAGTTGTACAGAATAAGAAAAAGAATAGAACAGATAGAAAAAGATTTTATGGTTTTAAAAGAAGATTTGCATGGCAAACAATGGAATGAGGATAATTTGTGATTAACTTTCAAGAAATGATTACAAAAACCCTGGTTGCTAACGACAATTCAAGGGCAAGATCACAACAAACAGCCATTGGCCCATCTGCAATTGGTGGGTGTCACCGCAGGCTTTGGCATGACATTGCACAAACTGATCCAACAAATGTTGGTGACAAGTTAGGCGCAATTTTGGGAACTTTCATTCACACTGGCATTGAAGATGCAATACGCCGTGAAGATCCATTTGGCGTTCAGTATGAATTAGAAATTGCTGTTGAAGCCAATGGAGTGCCTGGCCATGTGGATTGCTACGACAAAATCAACCATACCGTTATTGACTGGAAAACAATTAAAAAAGGCAGTGGCCGTTATTTTGGTGGCAATAATCGTCAGCAAGTATGGCAAGTTCATCTTTACGGTTATTTGCTTACGCAAAACGGTTACATTGTTAAAGATGTAGCGCTTGTTGGTATTCCGCGTGATGGCAAAATGTCAGACATTTTGGTTTATTCCGCACCGTATGATGAACAAATTGCATTAGAAGCCTTAGATCATTTAGAAAAAAC